CCGGCCCGGATCGAACCCTTCGTCTGGGTGGCACCGGGACGTACCGATGCCGCTAGTGCCCCTGTGCGGCGAGGGGCACTAGCGGCGGCGGCGGTAGCGGCGATCGAGGCGGCCCGTTTGTGGGCGGCGGTCAACTGCTTCAGGTCAGCCCCGGCGGCTTTGAGGGCACGCCGAAGTTCCTTCGCTCCGGTAACGGTGACGACCGGCGGGGCCACAGCTCAGGCGGTGGTGTGTTCGGTGCGGGTCGGCTTCTGCATGCACGGGAACGTCGCATCGGACGACAGTCGGGCACCGACCTCGCCACCGATCTCGATGGCGTACACCTGACAGGTGCCGGAGAACGTCGGCCCGTTCGCAGCGGGCTGCCACGAGTAGGGGACAGTCTGACCGGCGTGCTCGAACAGCCACTCGGACAGACCGGCCGGGTCCGACCAGTCCTGGACGGCGGTCAACTGGAGCTCCCACCGTTCGATCACGGCGTCGGGTTCACGGTCACCGCACAGCGTCTCGACACCCTGTTCGGTGTCATAGTTCGGGACCAGTTTCACCGAGGTGGTCTGGCAGGCGGCTTCGATCTTGGTGGCGGTCTCACCGAGGGTGAGTTTGCCGGACTTCAACTTGGAGGCGATGACAGGCATCGGTGAACCTTTCAGGGTGTGGTGACGGTGACGGTGGTGGAGAGATGTTGGACGCCACCAAGGTCGACGATGGTGGGCGGTCCGGCCTCGACGAGCTCGAGGTCCGTGGAGTCGAGAGCGACGAGCACGAGTTCGAGCAGGTCGTCGAGTTCGTAGTCGATGTTGATCCGGTCGACGGTCCCGGCGATCACCAGCAGCTCGTACCGTTCGATCGGGGCGCAGCCGGTGTACGGCTCCAACCACGGTGTGCCAGGGGAGACGATGACGGCGGGCGGCCGGACCGGGTCGCGAGGGGTGACGACCGGGACGGTGAGCGCGGTGTCAAGGTCGGCGACAACGCCCCGGTAGGCGGTCATGCGAGGCCCCACCGGCGTTTCGCTCCGGCAAGCAGACCTCGGACGGAGCCGAGCGGATCACGTCCGGCGGTGATGGTGCCGCCCTGTTCGCCGATGCCGATCGCTCCGAACGCGAACCCGGGCCGACGATACAGGTCGCACGCGACGATGGTGGCGGCCACCACGACCCGTGCCGGCACAGCGGCGGTGTCGACGTACGGTTCGGCCCGGTCCAGTTCGACGGCGATCAGTTCGAGCGCGGTCGCTGCGTGCGGTTCGGCCTCGTCGTCGGTCGCAAGGTTCAGTTCCCTGGCGACTGCGGCGGCGACGGTGGCGACCAGTGCAGCAAGGTGAGGTTCGGCGAGCACCGGTGCCGGTGCCGTACTGGTGGGTACGGCACCGGCGACGGCGGGGTTCTCGGTCACTTCTGAGCGGCCGGGGCGGGGGCGTTCAGAACGACAAGACCACGCTCGTCGAGGACACCGAACGCGGCCTCGCAGTAGATGGCCACGTCCCGGCCCAACTTGCGGGGCACGTCGGCGTACATCGTCTGGAGCGGGCCGAGCCACGAACAGAACGCGTCACGGGTACCCATGATGCCCTTCCCGGCGGGGAAGTTACCGTCCACGACCATCGTGAGGTCACGCACCTGACCGTTGCCGGAGGTGAGCGAAATCTGGCCGACCTGGTTGACCGGGTTCAGCGTCGGGAACAGCGGACGCCCGTCCGAGCCCTTCGCTTCGGCGAGGGCCGCCCACAGTTCGGTGCTGACCACGACGACCTCGGGGAACCGGTTCAAGTTTGAGAGCAGTACCTTGGCGGCCTCGACCATGCCCTTGTTCGGGTCGGCGGCGCTGATGTTCACCGCCGTGTTCGCGGTGGCACCGGCGACGACGGCGGCGGCCACGGCGATATCGAGCGAGTCGGCGGCCTCACGGGCCATCACTCGCAACCATTCGGTCATCAGGCTCGGGGTGCCACGGTTGATCGCCTGGATGGCGATGTCGTTGCCGGACGCCCACGTGTTGATCTGGAACGACACGGTCTCGATCTCGAACTTGCCGGACGCGATGTCGGTCTTCTGGGCGGTCTGCTTCTCGACGAACGGGACCGTCTTGACGCGGGGAACGGTGATCGTGAGGTCACCGGTCGACGGCAGAGCTGCGCGACGGAACGCGTCGACGGTCACGGTCGACCCACGGAACAGGTCGATGATTTCGCTCATCCAGTTCGGCGGCATCAGACCGGGAACGTCGGACGTGATCACATCCGTCCAGGCACGGGCGAACGTCTCGGCGTCGGCCGGGGTGATGGTGCGGTCACGTTCGGCGGCGACGTACTCGCCGAAGGTACGGAACCGGGTTCCGGTGAACGGGTGAGGCTGTGCGGTGCGGCCGATGGTGACGGCGGCGGCCCGTGCTCGGACCTCGTCGGGGTTCACGGGGTCGTCGACCGGGTCGGGTTCGGGGTTCACGGTGGTGGTCCTTTCGGGTTCGGTGGGGAGGTCAGGTGCGGCACGCATGTGGTCGACGCGTGCGGTGGCGTAGGCGGGGCGGGGCACGATCGCGACGGCGTCGACCGAGGCACGGACACGGGTCACGGTGCGACCGTCTGCCGAGGTCGAGTTCTCCAGTTCGGTGAACTCGACAGACAGGCCGGTGGTGACACCCTCGCGGATCAACGCGAGAGCGTCGCGGCCATCGGCGGTGTCGGCGATCCGAAGCACACCCCGGTAGCCGTCGGCGGTGTGTTCACCGGTCGACATGCGACCGACGAGCGGGCCACGCTGGGGGTGTGCGCCGCCGGTGTGGCCGAGGTAGACCAGCACGTCATCGGCCGGCTGGACCGAACCGGGTGCCCATACTTCGGTGTAGGGCCCGGCTCCGTCGTCGACTTCGGCGGAACGACCGTACGGCACGAGCACACCCTCGAGGGTGCGGCCGTCGGTGTCGGTCGGGGTGGTGAAGGTGGCGGCACGGAACAGCACGATCAGACTCCGGTCAGGTTCGGTGGGGTGGTCGGGTTCGCAAGGTCGAGCGGTGACGCCCCGGACTGGTCGAGCGGCGGTCGGCCTTCCATTGCTCGGACCTCGTCGACGGTCAGCCAGGGGGCGTTCCCGGTGGCGGTGGCGTAGGCGGTGAACCGGGCGGCGGTGTCGGTGCGCAACAGCTCGGCGGTGTCGCCCCGAACGTCGGTGCCGTACGGGAGCAGGTCGGAGAACGCCGCCTCGATCCGGTTGATGTAGGCGACCAGTCCGGTGGTGAGCCATGCACGGAACTGGGACTCGGTGTTCGAGTAGGTGAGCGAGTCACCGGCCCGGGCGTTCAGCAGCGACGGCGGGATACGGAACGCCCTGGCGGTCTCGGCGATAGCGCTTTCCCTCGCGTTCTCGAACAGGGTCGGTGCGGTCCCGGCGAGTTCTTGCAGCTCAAGTTCACCGGTGAGGATCGCCGGGAGACCGGACCGGGCACGAGCGTTCGACCATTGGGCCTGCAGCTCGACGGTCTGTTCACTGTCGAGCGCGTAGCGGGAACGGATCGCGAACGGCGGGACACCGGACTCGGCCCAGAACTGGGCTTCGGTTTCGTACAGGGCGGCGATGCCGTCGAACACTGCACGGGACGACGACAGCGGGGACCGGCCGACATGGTCACGGTCGACCATGTTCGGGATGTGGATCACTTCGGCTCCGACCCGGTAGCGGCGGCCCTGCCACCAGATGTACTCGGGCCGCCCGTAGCCGTCGAGCGTGTAGGTCACTTCCCGATCGGGGAGCACCATCAAAGCGTTCGCCCAGTTCGCTGCGTCGCGGGCGGTGACCAACCACCATGCACGGCCGGTGCCGGTGAGGTCGTTCACGGTGCGGGAGATGGTGAGCCAACGCGGCTCGGCAGGGTCGGGGCGGCGCAACAGCGTCGGTTGGCGTTCGGCGGCCCGGTTGCCCTTGGTCGCGACGAACGGGATTTGTGCGACGGTGTCAGCGATCAACGACCGGGCGGCGACCACCGGCGGCAGTTCGGTGATGTCCACCGTGTAGTAGCCACGTCGGGCGGTTGCGGCGGCGATCGCATCGACCAGGGCGGTCTGCGTACCCGCCGATACCTCGGCTCTCCCACGTGCGGCTCGGTCTCGGCGGGTACGCATGGCCGGCACGATGGTGTGACAGCAAAGAGGGTGTCAAGCAATGGTAGGGCGGCGTCGTTGGTGGTCTCGATGTGCGGCGAGTGCGATCGACGCGGCCACGAGCGGTGTGATGTCACCGGAGGATCGGGCACGGGTCCACGCCCAGGCGTCGCCGATGGGGCGGCGGGCAGCGGACGACACGGCTACATCGAGCGGGTCGCATCGTTCGTGGACAACGGTTCCGGCAACCAGCTCGTCGAGGAACCGTGCACATGCGCCGGTGAACTGGGCGGTGCTGGTGGTGTCGATCGGGCAGGGGAGACGGGCCCGGAGTTCTTCGGTGTGTGACGTGACCGGGCCTCGTGAGTCGAGCACGACACTCACGGGTCGTAACTGGCGGCACAGGCGCAACAGTTCCGGCACGAGTCCGTCGACTCCGGGGGCGTGGTATTCGAGGATCACCCCGGCGGTGCCGTCGGGGTCGACTGCTCCGGCGGAGGTGATCGAGGCGGCTGAACGGTCGGGTGCAATGTCGACCGCGAGGACGATCGGGCGGGAGATGATGAGCGGGCCTCGGCCGGCACGGTCCCACACGTGACTTGGGATCACGCGTTCATCGGTGCGGGTCCACTGGTTCAGGTAGGCCCGTCGCCATTCACCGAGGGGGAGTGAAGCGAAGTCGGCTCGCAGCTGGTCGATGGTTTCGCGGGTGTGGCCCAGCGCGGGCATGCATTCACGCCACACGTTCTCGTCGGCGGGGTCGGCGTCGTCGGGTGCGGACCATTCGAAGTAGGCGACCCCGGTGGTCTGTCCTGCCAGTGCGGCGGCCCTGCCAAGTTCGACCTGTTCGGCAAGGTAGAGCGAAGCGGCGGTCCCGGCTGTGGACACAATCCAGAACTGTCCCTCGGGCACGTTCTTCATCGCCGGTACGTAGGCCTGCTCGAGCCGGTTGTCGACCAGGGCGAACGCTTCGTCGAGGCAGACCAGCGCGGGTGTGGATCCGTGACCGGCTTTCTCGGTGTTCGCAGTGATTGACCAGGTGGACCGGTTGGCGTCGATCCGAAGTTTCTCGGAGCCGTTCACACGGGTGAGTGTGTGTCGATGCGTTCGGGCGAGCGGCGACGATTGGAACATGTGTACATGTTCTTCCCATTTCGCCCTGGCCGATTGGCGGTCCTGTGCCCCGTACACGACGTCGTGGCGGCCGGGCTGCAGCAGTCGGTTGACGAACAGGGCCAGCAGGAGGGTGGTCTTGCCGGACTGGCGGGGCACGGTGACGATGACTCGACGGAAGGCGGGCACCAGTTCACCGGTCGGGCCGGGCACCATCTCACAGGCGGTGTTGACGACCTGTTGCTGCCATGGCATCAACTCGAACCCCATCTCCCTGGCGATGGCAGCGACCTTCGGCCCGTTCGTGAGGCGTTCCGGGGACCAGGGCGTGGCGTACCGGGGTCGGGCAACCGTGTTGGTCGTCATCCGGCGACCCTGACTGGGGTGCCATAGAACGCCATGGCGTCGGCGGCAGATGTGTCGATGACGACCGGGGCCAAGGCATCGAAGATTTCACGCCAGTTCCTCGAGAGCTTGTCGACCATCGGGAGTGCCCCGGTGCTGAACGCTTCGTCGAGAGCTGCGGCGAC